CCGTCGCCCACATCCCAGGCGTAGGTTGAGATGGAGCCGCCGGCTGTGGAGAACGACTGCGCGGCGGTGAGCTGGACGGTGATCAGCGACGTGACTGAGTCGATCGTCGCCGCCGTGCCCGTGCCGGCGTGTGCCACCGGCGGCGGGGTCGTGGTGTAGGTGCCTACGGCGATGTCGTGGTCTTTGTAGATCACGCCCTCGCTGGTGATGTAGGGGATCTTGGACCAGACGCGGTAATCGTCGAGAACGGTGATGTAGGCGTTGTCGGCCAATGCCACTTCGCCGTCGCGCGTGCCGATGCTCGAGCGGCCGAAATAGAGCGTATCGGCGGTGGCGGCCTTGCGCACGCGCTGCCGCCCCAGGTCGTCCGCACCGGCGCTGGTGCCAAAGAGCACGGTCATACCCGGCTCGACGTCGCCGTAGGCGCCGGTGGTGACGCCGTCGTACGTCACCTCCGCCAGCGGGTAGGTGAAGCTGGCCTGGTTGACGCGAGCCGCAAAGATAGTCTCCGGAGCAAGCAAATACAGCCGTATGGTCACGAAGCCGTCTCCAGATCGCGCACGCGGACGGTGACGTCGCGCGGGAAGTACTGCGACCAGCGCACGTCCTGCCCCGGCTCGGGCCGCACGGCCGTGCCGTTCATGCGCACCCAGGCAAAGGTCTCGTCGCGCACGTAGACGGTCACGTCGTTGGTGCGGGCCGACTGCACCCCAAAGGCGCTGAGCACGCTCTGGTAGGTGGTCGCGTCAGGCAGCATCGAATAGAGAAACTCGACGTAGCGGCCCTCGTCGTAGACCGAGCCATCGGCGCTGTACGTGCGGCGCGTGGGCTTGATCCCTTCAGTGTGCGGCTGCGGATCGAGGGCGGTCAGGCTCTCCAGGGCGACGTCGTGGCCGTCGGCGACGCGATACGTGCTCATCCTGCAATCTCCTTGAATACCTCGGTCATCACTCGCCGTACCTCGCCGCCGATGTCAGAGGCACTCTGCCCGGGCGCGGCGTGGATCGCGATCGAGATGGCCCCGCTCTGCACGGTCACGCCCCCACCGCCGGCCACGGCTCCCACCAACTGGCGTTGCGTGAAGGTCGAGCCCAGGGCGCCGCGCAGCAGGGAGGTCGTGTCCGCGCTGAGCACGTATTCCGGGCGGGCGCGGCTGCCGTGGAGCATGGCCAGGCCGCTGTGGGACACCGGGCCGCCCGATTGGCGCGAGAGTGCCGGACCCCACAGGCCCGTACGCGGATCGCGGCTGGCCACCAGAATGGGCGGCCGGGCCGTGCTCGTCGTGCCGCCGCCGCTCGTGGTCGTAGTGGTGCGTTGCGTGGAGCTCGGGGCGGTCATACGCGCGTTCCACGCCTTCCAGTAGAGCTCGAACAGGGCGAGTGAGGCCTTCTGCTGCGCCTTTTGCATCTCGAGCCAGGCGTCGTTGTGCAGGCCCAGGTCCTCCAGGCGCGCGAGCAGCCCCTGCCACTGGGCGTTGCGCGCGTCGATCTCGCCCTGGTTGATCTGGTCGATGCGGGCCTTTTGCGCTGCTTCCATCGCCTCCAGCTGCGCCTGGTGGTCCTCCTCCATTCTGGCCAGTCGGATGGCCCGGTCCTCGTCCTCCAGGGCTTGTCGCTCCACCAGCGCGGCGCGCATATCGGCGATGCGCTCCGCATCCGCCTGCCGGGCCTGCTGCAGGCGTTCCTGGTGGGCCTCCTGCTCCTGAGCGATGCGCTCGTCGAGATTCTCGCGCTCCTGAGCGACGCGCTCCTGGAGCTCCTGTTCCGCCTGGCCGTACTCGCGCTCGAAGCGGCGCTGCTCCTCGGCCACAGCGCGCGCATCGAGGCGTGCAGCGGCCTCCACGATCCGCCCCTGGTGGTCCTCGCGCATCTGCTCGAGCCGCCGCTGCCCCTCCTCCTCGATCTCGGCGATGCGCTCTTGGCCCTCCTGGCGAAGCTCGGCCAGGCGCTCGTTGAGTTCCTCCTGCCACTTGCGCTCTTGCTCTGCCGCGTCGGCCTGGATCTCGGCGATGTCCTTGGCCAACTGGGTTTGCTGGCGGGCGCGCGAGCGGGCGAAATCCTCCGCCTCGCGGGCGATGCTCTGTTCGTAGCTGGCGATCAGCTCGGTGCGCTGCTGCTCGTACTGGGCCGTCGCGTCGAGGCGCTGCTGGTTGGCGTCGCGCTCGATGTCCTTCACTTGCTCGGCCCAGTCGCCGATCGCCTCGGCTTGCTCGGTGGTGTAGCCCGCGCGGGCGACGGCCTGCTGGCCGGCGGCGCGCGCGCCCGCGGCGAGATCCTGTGCGGCCTGCGGGAGGACGCCGATAAAGCGCCCGAAGCCCATCAGCAGCTCGGCCTTCTTGGCATCGATCTCGTCCGCCAGGGTGCCGACCTGGTCGCCCCAGGCGCGCATGTCGTCCGCGCTGGCGATCGCGTTCTCGCTCATCTCGCGCAGCTTGCGCATCGGGCCGACGTCGGGGCCGGGGATGAGATCGAGCAGCCGCTGGATGACGAGCCCGATCGCCTCGGTCAGGTTGGCCAGGTTGTGCGCCCACGTCGCCGCGCCGTTGGCGATGACCTTGGCCAGCTCGGCGAGGGTGTCGGCAACCATTGTTGCGCCGATAAAGATGACTTGGCGGGCCGTCCGCCAGACGTCCTCGGGTTGCGTCTGCGCGATCTGCTCGTTGCCCGTAGCCCGCCCATAGGCGCGCCCGAGCTGCAGGCCGATTGCGCCGCCAACATAGGCGGATCCAGCCAGGATACCGACCTTGCCAATTCCCGCGGCGATCCCCCCCAGCCCACCCAGCTTGGTTACGATGGACAGCGTCTTGATGCGCTGCAAGGCCTGGATGATCTGATTGAGCATCAGCAGCGTCGGGGCGCCGATGGCCACGAACGAGGCCAGCCCGGCCCCGATGGTGGCCAGAGCCGGCGACGTTTCGCGCAAGTCGGAGAGCCACTCGGCGGTGCGTCTCAGGAGCGGGGTCAGCACGTCTAGCAGCGGCTCGAACCCCTCGGCCAGGAGCTGTACCGCGGCGTCCTTGGCCGCGCGGAAGGAGGCGTTGAAGGTGCGGCCCATGGCGTCGGCCGTGGCCTGCGTGATGCCCATTCTGGCCAGGACCTGGTCGAGCGCCATGGCGAAATCGCCGCCGGTCTCCTCCAGGGCCTCGCGCAGTTCCACCCGCGAGATGTTGAAGCGTTCGGTCAGGGACACCAGGTCGGTCCCCCCGGAGGTGAGGGCCTCGTTGATCGCAAAGGCCGCCCCGGCGATGCCCTCCTGTTGGTTGAGCACGGCCACGCGCCGGGTCAGGTCGAGCCAGGCCCCGAGCTCCTTGGTGTTGCCCTGCAGGGTGGGGAGCAGCTGCTTGGCCCCGGCCAGGAGGTCCGAGAAGGGCAGCCCGGCCTTGGCGGCCATGGAGCGCAGCTCCTCAGTGAGCTCGGTGGCCGCCTCCAATGAGCCGGTCATGCCCACCAACTGGACCTGGACTTCCTCGAAGGAGGCCGCGGCGCGGATGCCCATGGCGGAGATGATCCCGCCGGTGACGCCCAGGACGGTCAGCTCGCGGTTGACCTTCTTGACCTCGGCGCTGAAAGTGTGGGCCTTGCGCTCCAGGCCGCTGAAGGCATTGCCGATATTCTGCCCGACGCGGCGCATGGTCAGCTGCGCGCGCTCGGCGCCAGAGGTGTCGATCTCGATTTTGCCGTAGGCGTGGCCCAGGCGGGTCCCGCCTAGCAAGCCCCCGAGTAGTGGCATCAGTCCACCTTGTGCATCCTCACCCCGCGCACGTTCCCGGCCATCGCCTTGAGCGCGGCCAGCCCGTCGCCCTGCTTATCGTGCTGCGGGCTGGGCAGCCGGAAGTCCGGATCGAGCAGCTGGCTCATCGTGTACTTGGGCTCCAGGCGACGGTCCTGTTTCGGCCCGACCCACTCCGTTTCCTGCGCGGCTGCCTCCACCGTGTTGCCCAGGAAGACCACCGCGCTGTCGAACTGGTAGGCCGCCCAGGGGTCATCGATGAGCAGCAGGTCACTTGGCCGCTGGCCCGTCGCCGTCGCCGTCCGGTACAGGCTCCACACCTGCAGCTTGCCGCTCAAGAAAGGAGCGCAGCGCCTGCGCCGGCAGTACTGCCAGCGAGAACACTGCCCCCCTATCTCCCAGCTCCACGTCCTCGATCGCGATCTCGTCGTCCTCTTGTGGATCCTCGACGATGCGCGGCTCCACGAACGCCGCCGTGCAGATGGCGTCGATCAGGGAGAGCATCTCGTCTGATTGCTCGACGAGGTTCTCTGCGCCCAGCAGCCGGTCGAGCTCCTCGGTATCTACGCCCTCGTAGATCGTCTTGGCCACCCACGACGTGAGCAGGTCCGGGACCGCGCCCTGACGTAGCAGCACGTCCAGCGCCACAGGCCGGATGCGCGCCACGTTGCCAGAGGGGAGGGCCAGCGTAAAGCCCTCCTCTCGCGGCTTGCGCCACTCAACCCCTCTGGTCGGTCGTTTCGCCTCGCTCATCAGGTGATGTTCGTCGGCGGGATCGCGACGTCCGCGGCGGTGGCGTGCTCGATGATGTTGATCAGCCCGAAGGTGGCGTCATCCACGATCTGGATGGTCGCCTCGGGGATAGCGAACCGCCCGTACTCGAGCTGGGCGATGGTCAGATCGCCCATCAGCTTGCACTTGGGGATAAAGACGTGCGTGTCCCCGGAGCCTTCCTCGGCCAGCGCCTTGCCGCAGATGCCGATGTAAGGCATGGCGTCGCCGCCCGAGACCTTGAAGTGGTCCTGGGCCGACCCCGATGCGGTCGAGGTGTTGCCCAGGATGATCTCCAGGGCGGCGATGCTGATCGAGCCGAAGCGGACCCGCACCTCGCCGCCGATCGCGCGCGAGGCAGAGGCCTGGATCGAATCGTCGCCCTCCAGCTGTGCGCTGACCGTGGCCAGCGTCGTGCCCATCAGCTGCACGCTGGGCACGTCCACCTCTTCGCCGTAATCGTTCGTGGCGTTCCAGGTAGCGATCTTGACGTCGTTGAGGCCAAACTGCGGTGCCCCGTAGTCATCGAATGCCATTTGACTGTCTCCTTATGCTGACTTGTACGTGACGACCTGGTAGCTCGAGCGCTCGACGCTCGCGTCCAGATCCGTATCCCGGGCCTGGCGCACGTCGCCCGCCCACAGGCACATAAAGGTCCCCTCGAGCTGCACGGCGTGCAGCAGCGACCAGACGCGATCGCGCATGGTCTCGATGTTCGAATAGCCGTCGTCCTCGTAGAACCACACCTCGAGCATCTCCGTGACGCCGCTGTAGCGCGCGCCCTCGTCCTGCAGGCTGGGGTGCGGCTCTGAGCTGCGCGATTTGAGCAGCACGCACGGCTTGAGGACCTCGTTATCGTCGAATGCAGCGCCGGCCGTGGTGCGGTTGATGCCCAGCCGCCCCGCCTCGTCATAGTCCCAGATCCCGCCCGTAGCCGTGGCCAGGAGCGTGGCATCCGCCTCTAGCAGGGCCTTCGCTGCCGATAGTGCGCTCAACTGAGCATCCTCACAACCTCACTCCACAGGATTGGGGCAAAGTGGTCTATGGCCGGGTCGATGATCGCATAGCGTCCGGCGTTGTTGAGCTCCAGGTACACGCCATAGTCCATCCCGTGACTCAAGATCAGCTCGACCATGCTCTCCACCACTTGGTGGACTTCGGTGTAGAGCGACTGGCGGGCGTTGGTGGTTCTATCCTGCCATGGTGCGTTTTCTTTCATCCAGTTTTCGATCTCGGGCGCGTACCCTTGCGCGATCTTGAACACGCCCCGCTCGATGGCCGCCACGTATGCCTCGGTCAGTTCAGATAGGGCCTGCTCCGGAGGCCGCTCCCAGCGAAAGCCGGTCTGCACCACTAGCTGCGCACCTTGGCGTAGGCCTGCAGGCAGTCGCTCAGTCCCACAGCCACGGCCACGATCTCGTAGCTCACCCCG